AATCTGATGAAATCATGAAGCCGTCTGACTCTTACCCCCTCGTATCCGCTGATCTCTTCAACATCGTCGCTCAAGGAGAATGGGTGTTGCAGGGCGATGAATTGCGCCTGACCCAACAGCCGGAACTCCGCACGACCAGCCTGGCCGTGGCGGAGGTTTTTGGGAAGCGCCACGACAATGTGTTGCAGGCTTTTCGCAACATGGAATGCTCGGAAGAATTTAACCGCCTTAATTTTAAGTTGGTTGATTACTTGGACGCCAAGGGCGAGCGCCGCCCGATGGTCGAAATGACCCGCAAGGGCTTTGAGTTCCTGGTGCTGGGGTTCACGGGCCGGAAAGCCGCGCAATTCCGCGAAGACTACGTCGAACGCTTCCATCAAATGGAGGCGGAACTTGTGAAAAAAACCAATGAAATTCAGAATTTATCGCGGCGTTATGAGCATTTGCCGTTTATCAACGGAGTCAACCTGACCGCAAGAACCGCCAAGCCTTATCGCATCAAGAACCCTGATTTTATCCCGATCCCCGGTGTTTCGATTCGCCAGACCGCTCGCGGAGAAGGTGATTATGCCGTTTAAGCAGGTAACACAAGGATAATTGAATCAACGAGTTGTCCAACCTTGTCCAACATCGCCAAACCTTACGTCCAACCTATTTATATAGGAATCATTGGCTTGTCCAACCGTCCAACCTTATCCATCGCGCGCACGTTTATACAGAATTTGTCATATGCCGCCAGTTTAGCTTATGTGTGTGGAAAAAGGTTGGACAAGGTTGGACGGTTGGACAAGAACATGAATAGTAAAGAAAAAAATCCGTCCAACCTTCCATAATGGTTGGACGTAATTGGACATGTGGTTGATATGGCTGAAAAAACCGCAAATTCCGACCGCCTGACCTATGCCAGACCGCCGCCCATCGCAACGGCTGGAACCGAGAGGACTGGGCCACCCAAACCGCCCTGCTCCATGACGCCACGCTGGCGGGCCATTATTCCGCCACCCCACGCCCCTACGGAGACCCCATGAGCTACGACGAAGACGCCCTCCGGATCGAATCGATCCGCTTCTGCAACGAAACGCAGCTCCACAAGATCGTCGCCGCACCGGACGCCGACTGATGCCTAAATTTCTGGAAAAATTACACGCGCCGGGTGCGAAGGGGACAACGATCTGCGGCGTATCCCGTCAGCATCAATCTGTTGCCCGGAATCGGACGGCTTTTGCCGAGGCGGTACGGCGAATGCCGACGCAGGTCTGCACTGGCTGCGCCAAATTGTCGCAATCTGTCCCAGCAGGCCGTCCATGATGCTGACGTGCCCCGACCCCGCACCACCCCCGCCTAAACCGGCAAAGGTAAGTGATAACATGAACACTGATACAGGTAAACGCCTAGCTGGAGCCAACATGGATAAACTTGAACGCTGCTTAGGTACGGTATTAGCCGCAGAGGGGGGCCAGTCCAACCATCCGGTTGATCCCGGCGGTTTGACGAACTACGGCATTTCGCAACGCGCCTATCCGACGCTGGATATCGCCGCGCTGACCATTGACGACGCCAAGGCCCTGTACCGCCGCGACTACTGGCAGCCCCTTCATGGCGACTCGCTTCCGCCCGGCCTGGATTTGCTGATGCTCGATTGCGCTGTCAACCAAGGCGTCGTCACCGCGATCCAGCTACTGCAAGCCGCGCTGAAACTGAAAGAGGATGGCGTTCTAGGACCGGTTACACGCGCCGCAGCAGCCCAGGCCATGCCGGATGTGCTGGACAATTTCGCCGCCGAGCGGGCGCTTCGATATGAGTTCAACCGCAATGAAGCCACGTTTGGCCGGGGCTGGTATCGCCGGCTGTTGCGGATGCACCGGCAGGCGTGGAAGATGGCGACGCCATCATGAACTGGTTGATGAAACGCGCTCTGCGCTATGGCTACGCCCGACTGCGTGAGGCCAGCACCTGGCGAAATGTGATCATCCTCGCCGGCGGGTCGTGGGCCGCCATCCACCCCGGACAGGCCGAGTTATTGGTTCCGGTGTGCATGGGGATTGCGGGATTTATCGGCTCTTTTTTTCCAGACCTGCTGGGAGCGCCCCGTGAAAACCTACCCCCGATTGACCTTATCGGAAAAAGCCAGGCGGTTCGCCCTGAAGGTGACGCTGGTTTGCGCCCTGGCGACGGCGCTGCTGATCCTGACCAGTTGCGCCAGCCCGTGCGGCCCGTCGATTACCCCGTCCGCCATAACACCGACGAAGCCGCCGATGACGAAAACAATTTTCCAGGCTGGGGTAGCTGAGTCGGTGGGCATTCAATGCGAGTGGAGATATTGAGATGATCTCTCTTGAGTTGATGTCCCCGCCTGAACATGCCAACTGGCCCAGGTGTGGCGCAGGTCGTGCCAGCGGAAATCGGCGATACCGGCATTGAGCGGGACCGTGATTGGCTTTCCGGCCGGTTCATCCCCACGCATGTGGGGAACGGCCGCATGGCTGTCATTTTTTTCGATGAGATCCCTTTTTTTGCTGCATCGCTTGATCGAGCGTCATCCCTCGCGCCATTCGGCGATGCAGGGTTGACGAGTTCAGGCCGAGCATCGCCGCCGCTTCTGGGATACTCAGCTCACCACGAGCGGTCGGGTAGCGCTCAGCGGATCCGCCAATGCCAGTTTTTTTCGGCGCTGTTCTGTGGTCGTTGGCGATTTTCCATGCCCTCGCGTAGTAGCGCTGGCTGAGGATGTTGACTCGGCGGCGCAACTCCTCAGAAAACTGAGGGCCAGCGCACCGCTGCATCAGGTAATACAGCAGCAGGAACCACCACGGCGGCGGGTCGGATAGCTGCGACGGGTCATCGCAGCGCACCATCCAAAAGCCGCTCCAGCGCGGCATTTTTTGACGGCGGGTTTTCCGCCGCCGCCAGGGCGTTCAGCCGGGCGGGGCGAACTGGGTTTGATGCGGCTGGTTAATGATGCGGCCAGGGCTTTAACTTAAGCGCGGCCCTAGTTAATCTTGGGCGCGAAACCTTGACAAGATTAGTTTATTATAGTATTAGAATAATCTTATACGCTCTAACAAACAGATAGTTATGGGATATTCTGAAAAACTAACATCTCGGCAACAGGCGTTTGTTGAGCACTATGCCGCGTGTGGCAATGCGACCGAGGCCGCACGGCTGGCGGGGTATAAGAAGCCGCATCCGCAGGGAGCGGAAAACCTACTAAAACCTACGATTCAAGCCGCCCTGAGCGCCTTTACCTCGAAAGTCGCAAGCGCCCGGATTGCCACTGCACAAGAGCGCCAGGAGTTTTGGACTGGCGTGATGCGTGGCGTCGATGTGTACAAACCGCACATCAAAACGGTAGCCGAGCCGACCGATCAAGCGCCCAATCAACCGCCGCCAGAACCAGAACCAGAAATCGAAATGAAGGATCGGCTGAAAGCCAGCGAATTACTTGGTAAAGCCCAGCGCGATTTCGTAGTCCAGATTGACACGCCGGACGGCGGGAATATCGCCGCAGCACTGACCGCGCTGCTGGCCGGCGGTACGCATGTTCTTGGCACTCTCCAGATCCGAGCCGACGATGACAGCGACAGCGATTGATCCGGATCTGGTGCGCCGCACACTAGCTGATCAGGCGTGGCGATTGAATCATCTATACGCCATTACCGATAAAGACGGGCGATGTATTCCGTTTGAGATGAACTGGGCGCAACAGGCGTTTTTCGAGTCCATCCATACCAACAATCTGATCCTTAAAGCTCGTCAATTAGGTTTCTCTACCTTCATCAATTTACTGCAACTGGATACCGCGCTGTTTGTGCCGAACACGGCGTGTGGCGTAATTGCTCATACCGATGATGCAGCGATGGAATTGTTTCGACGCAATATAAAATTCCCATACGATCATTTGCCGGACTCGATCAAGGCCATCAATCCGCCAGCGTCGGATTCGGCGCATCAATTCCGATTCAAAAATGGCAGTTCAATTCGTGTTGCTACATCTATGCGCTCGGGAACGATTCAGATTCTGCACATCAGTGAATTTGGCAAGATTTGTGCTCAGTTCCCGCATCGTGCCCGAGAGATTGTGACTGGCTCCCTGGAAACGGTGGGTAAGGGCAATATCGTAGTGATTGAGTCCACAGCGGAAGGGAACGAGGGCTATTTCTACGATTACACGCAGGCCGCCAAGGCGATTTCCGACAGCGGTAAAAGCGCGAGACTCAGTGATTTCCGCTTCTTCTTTTTTCCGTGGTGGCAAGAGCCGAGTTATCGACTGAATGCGCCTCAGATCATCCCGCCGACGCTGACCGCGCAGTTTGAGCGGATTGAGGCCGACTGCGGCTGTGTACTGGACCCGGCTCAGCGCAACTGGTACGCGGCCAAACGGGCTAAATTAGGGGATGACTGTTTTAGAGAATACCCCAGCACACCCGATGAGGCGTTTTTTCTGTCGATGGAGGGCAGTTACTATCTTCAGCAGATCGCCGCCGCCCGGCAGTCGGGCCGCATCGGCGTCTATCCGCCCGACCCGCGAGCGCCGATCAATACCAGTTGGGATATTGGCATACACGATTACACGGCCATTTGGCTGCATCAGCAGGTCGGCCAGCAGCAGCGGTTCATCGGCTATCTGGAAGGCAATGGCGAGCCGTTGCAGTATTACGTCGATCAGATTATGGCGTTCACCCGTCAGGGTTTTGTGCTGGGGACGCATTATTTGCCGCACGACACCCGCAAACGCGATCCGAAGGATGGGGTCTGTTATGCGGATGTCGCTGAACAATTGGGATTGCGCCCGCTGGTAATTGTCGATACGCCGGATTTATTGGGCGGGATTCAGCAGACCCGGGATCGGCTGGCTCTGGCGCATTTCGATGAGGAGCGCTGCGCGGAAGGACTCAAGCGGCTGTCCAGCTATCGCAAGGAATGGAGCGAACGGTTGGGTGCGTACACCAGCCGGCCCCGGCATGATGAGGCGAGTCACGGGGCTGATGCTTTTCGCATCTGGGCGCAAGGCTATCAGCCGCCCACGGCGGCGCATCGCGCCAGCAGTCGCCGCCCGGTATCGGCGCTGTGCGTTTAACGATTAAAGACTGTCGGGAGACAGACTGATGCTGCATTCGGAAATTAGCTACGTGCCTACGCCCAAGGGCGACCGGATGGAGCCGGCGCTGTTGATTGCGCGGGGGCGGAAAGCCGTCGCCATTCCGCT